AAACATGGGTGCAAGCTAGTGGGAAAAAAACAAAAAAGAAGGGGAGCAAAAGCTCCCCCCAAGTTAAATTAAGCTACTTGTAACTTAAATTCACCAATCGCTGTTGGTAGGATAACTTTGTATCCGTAAACAGACAGACCTCTAACGCCATCACCGAATGAAGACTCAAGTCTTACAGTTTCAGTGTTAGTCATTTGAGAAGCATAAGCAATAGCTTTTGGATGCCCATACAGACCAGATGTTACACCTGCTGATGTGCTTAAGTTGTTAGAAACATACATATTGAATCTATCAACTGTTCCAATGAAGCCATTTCTTAATGGTGAAACATTGTCACCAGTTAAGTATGCTTGTCTAAGTTCTGACTGTTTTAACAATGTAGCAACAGCTGGATTGATGATCATGAATCTTCCATCTTCTGGAATATTATTTTCATCAAGTTGCTGTCCTGCATCAAGAATAAAACCAAGAACATTAGTAGAAGTGATGTTTGATGGTGTAGCGTTGATATCTGTTAAAGATGATCCTGCTGCAACATTTGCAAACACATCTTGCTCAATAGCGATTTTCATGTTCTGAGCTGCATCATTTGCTGCCTCGTTCATGAAGTCGATATCGGCTTGTTCTTTTAGAATGTCATCAACTTTAAAAGCATAGCTTTTAGCTTTGTCGATGTTTAACTCAATGGTAGATGAAGTAACATCTGAATAGGATAGAGATCCTGTGTAGTCAGCAACCGAAACCGCTGGTACTGTTCTAATGTTAACTTTATTACCTAACCCTGAAATTTCTCCTTCATACTCGTTAGTTGTTACTTCAGATAAAACGGTCTGAGCGTAAAACTTAGCTTGTAGTTTTCTAGAGAATACTTCAGGTATAAAATGCTGTTCACCAGCTGCGAAGCTAAAGCTTCCGCCTGAAGATGAATATGCCATATTAATTACCTCAATATAAAAAAATTATTTAAAGCAGTAATTGTCTATGGTCTAACCCTTCCATCTGTATAAGCCTGATCAATTTCTTTTTCAAGCTTTCTAAATTCTTTATCAGAAAGTTTACCAATTTCTTGGGCAGTCCATATTCTTTTACTACTACCTACGTTTTGCTTCCTGGCTTTAGAGAGTGAAGGTTCAACATTTTGTTTAGCCTTTTCTACTAATTCCTCTTTGGAAACTTTTTTGGAAACCAGACCTAAATCATTTTTATACTTTGACAAGAGTGCTATAACATCTTGAGCATCACCATCGGATGCGGCTGTTCGCCACATTCTTGATTGTCTCTCTAACCAAATAGTGAAATCATCACTGGTTGATATAGATTTCCAATCAGGGTGCTCTTCAGCAATAGCTGCATAATGCTTCCTATCTGCTTCTTCCTGTTGAGACTTCAAGACCTCTTGTGTAGCCTGTTGCATTTTTTGATCCACAGATGCGATGCGAGCATCGACATAACTTTGAAGCGGTTTAACAATTTCTGGGTAATCTTTCATAATCTCACCTAGATCTATATTCACCTCTTCCTTCTGTTTCTCAATACGAGCCTCAGACTTCATGCTTTCAATCGCTGTTATCTTATTAGACATTTCAGCAATCTTGGCTTCAAGTTCTTTCTCTCTCTGGGTAGCTTTGGTCATTCGTGCCTGAGCATTCTTATACCTTTCTTCCCACTGTTCGGCAGATAACAAACCCTTATCGGATTTAGTTTCTTCTTCCTGAATCTCTTCTTCTTGCTGATCAGATGCTTCTTCAGTTTCCTGAGATTCATCGGGTAAAGTTTCCACATCTTCGACAACTTCTTCAGGGGTGTCTTCAACTTCTGCCTCTTCGGTAGCTAACCCTTTGGCTTCTGGTTCAGATTCCTGTTGAGAGTCTTGAATTTGTTTCAACATCTCATCAGCTTCTTTTTCAAGCTTTTCAGCGATTAACTCGCCTCTAGTTTTTTCTCTTTCCATTTTAACGGTCCTTTTTTTTGGGGGTGTCGATTAAAATTACTTATATATGTTAGGTGTATCCCTTCGGGAGCCTAACGAATTAAT